TTACTTCCTTGTATTCCCTTCGTATTCTTTTAGGTATCGACCATAGTGACGGAACAGCATTTCCGGTCCTTTATGCCCCATTTGATTGGCGAGCCAAAATAGGTTTTTACCTTGAGAGATATGCATTGTGGCAAAGGTGTAGCGAGTTTGATAGGGGTTTCTATAACGAATTCCAGCTTGAGTAATTGTTGGAATCCATGCTTTCTTCCGAATTGCATCAGCAGAAGCCCATGGTTTTTTTGTTTTCGGATCGCTAAACACAAAATCACTTTTTCGAGTGAAATTAAGTTGATCTTGTAGCGCATCTATTGCTACATCATCAAGCTCAATCAAACGAGTTCCAGATTTTGTCTTAGTGCCTTTGATTACACCTACAACTTTAGCTTTTTGTACGTGCGCCGTTTTCTCCTTAAAATCAATATCGATCCAGCGTAAAGCGCATAGTTCCGAGCTGCGCAAGCCTGTCCGTAAAGCAAACTTGAAAAGGTTTCGCCATTGCTCAAAACGGCAATTATCAAGAATCAATTCAATCTCTTGTGGCGTAAATGGATCGACTTCATATTCATCATCTTGCGATGCTGTTTTGTTAGTTGATTTATAGCGATCTACTGAGATCTGCGATACGGGATTAATTTGTAAAATGCCGTCTGTTACGGCTTCATCTATCGCGCTACGTAAAACGGACAGCTTGTTACGTATTGTTTTGGTTTTTGTGCGTTGCTGCTTAATCCAGTTTTTAATCATTGCTGGCGTAAGACTATTTACCGCTACTTTATGAAAATCAGATAGCTCATTAATCACCTTTTGATACCCCGCAATAGTAGATGGCGATAACCGGCGAACTTTAGCTGTTTCAATGTATTCATCAAGATAATGCTTAATGGTTACGCCTTCCACAAGTTTCCCGAAGATCCTTAATCTAGATGACGTTGGAAAGTAGTCGGCATAATTAAAAGTATTACGCTCTATTTTGTTTTGAATTTCGCCAAGCAAGCGGCCAGCATAATTAATATTTGATTGAGTTACAGGTAAAGAGAGTGGCTCGCGACAGCGCACTCCCTTAAATGTAAATGTGATATTAATTGTTTCACTTGCTTTATGTTTACGAATCGTTACGCCACGTGGATTTTGTTTTTTCGCGCCCATTTATCAACCTCTTCCAAATCTATGAAACGCTCCTTGCTACCATCTACCGATAAAACATGAACTCCTTTCTGCCATATACCACGATTTAATCGCATATTGATTTGCTCTGCTGTCAAACCAAATACTTTACAATAAGTCACAATAGGCATTGTTTTGGCTGGAATAATCATAATATTTTCCATATTTCCTCCAATAAAAAACCGCCCATAAGAGCGGTGGTTTGTTAATATTGTTGTATCTGTTCGGTGTGACAGATTTTGCCGTCACAGTCTTGATTAAGGTTTAGGGCGTGCGCTATATACACCACAAATGCACACACGAGCGTCATGATTAATTTGTTCATTTTCTGTTCCTTTTGTCGGATTTTAGGTGTGAGAATCCGCCACAGGCTTAAAAAAGTGCGGTCGGATTTTGTGGTGTTTTATTGGTCGATAAGGTTTTTCGCTCTTTCCCAGTTCATTCGATTAGATGCTTTAAATGGCGCAATCAATTTCTGAATAGTTGGGAGCGTGTTTTTGTATTGGCGTTGATATTCTTGGTGATGGCTGATCACCATACCAGTGAAATAAGAGCCGATAGTTTCTAACGGCTTAATCATATCGCCAAGTAGGGTATTCATCTGCTTGTGTCCACACCAAAGCCAGACAAGTTGTTCGAGTTCGTACTCGGTAAATTCAAAGGTGAATTTCTTTTCAGGCTCTGGCAAGGATAATTGTTGTGGTTGAAGTTGATATTTTCCTGTCTTTCTGATTGCCGGTAAAACTTCTGAAGTTATCCAACGTTTTACTTTTTTAGCTTGCTCTAATTTTGAACTCAAGACTAATGAATACATTCCGCTTTCATTCACGAAGAGAACTTGAGCACGTTTATTGATAGTATTCACGATCTCGCGTTTTGCTAGGTCGTCAGAATCAACGTGTTTTCTTAATGCGTCATGTGGATTTTTATATTGCAACAATTCTGCAAGCTGAGTTGCTCTAAAAAAGATTTCATTGTTTTCTACAATGGTTTGAACAGGAGTGTTTTCAAAATTGAAAATTGTAAGAGCTGACATTTTGTAATCCTTTTTGCTATTTGTTTGTTTAAACAAGCCACTTTCGACAGTGGCGTCGGGAGGTTCGAAAACCCTGCAAAAAGGAAAGGGCTGGACGTATTTCCAGAAGGTATTGTATTAGTCGCCCTCCCGACATAGTCAGGATTACGGATATAAAAAAATCGCCATATGGCGATCAGTTGAACTATCCGCCTTTTTGCATTAGGTTTCGACACCTGTGATGGATAGTAATATAAGAATTTTGGGTTGTAAAGCGAAATTATTTTTTTATTGCTTCTGACAAAACGTGAAATAACGTCGGATAAAACTGCTCAACACGCTGACGAATTTCACGCATTTGTTCGAGGTTTAAGTGCGGTAATCTTTCGATAATTTGCTGTTGTAAATTCACTCGTTCAGTTTCTTGCGTTTCACGTATATCACCAATCAATTTATTCAACGCGGCTTCTTCGGTAAGGTTATGGCTTTTGGCGTATTGTTTAATCCATTCTTGATGTTCTTTACTGACTTTCATTTTCTGCTCCTTTAGGTATAAAAAAAGCTGTCAAATGACAGCTTGAAAGTGAGAATATCCTAAATGATTGGGCGGTGGGTGTCAAATTAAATTGTAAAAGTTTTCATTACAAGCTGTTTATAGGCTTCAACAACTTGAGTAAATTTACTTTGCTCATCGTCATCAATACGAACCCCGAAAGAGGGCGTGCCGTCAATATTAGGAAAGACGAATCTTACGGAATTTTCTGAAAGATAATAAGCTGTGATAACAAGTCGAACCGGTTTTTTGGGGTAGATTGTTGGACCTTCTTCCAGTGTTAACGTTAATCCAAATGTGATATCCGGATTGTGTAAACAGTCATATTCGGCTTTAAGTTGGTGCGCGTCACTTGGCGCGCCATTGCAGTCAGTTATTTTCACATAAAGTTCTGTCGGGGCGGGGTCATTAAGTTGTTTTTTGTAGGTTCTCTCGAGTAGTCCCAAATCCATTGCCAGCGCTACTCTAAGCTGTCTGATTTGCTCTCTTAATGTTGCTCTGCGTTCAATTAGAACGTTGTTGTATTGTTGCTGTTGTTTACATAAGTCTTGGTATGTGAGTGATGCCATTTTGTTCTCCTGTGAATTTTGGGCACAAAAAAAGCCGTTGGAGACGGCTTAGATGTGGGGGGTATCTTAATCCGATGTGAGCGGTGTTGTCAATAAAAAGCGCTGAGAATTTGAGGGAGCGAGTTATTCATCATCAATTAATTCTTTTGTTTTCTTTGGAATGTCATTCACCTCTCCTTTAATACCATCAACAGCTTTATCCAGGCGTTTTCCTACGCCATCGATAATCGTTTCAAGTGGTGTGCTTTTTAAATCTTTATCAAAGACTTTGGTTGGATTTATCCCTAAATTATCCACTGCAATTTGCAGAAGTTGCTGATGTAATTTAGGGTCTTGTTCTTGTACTTGTTTCTTATAACCTTCAAATGCCATTGCTGAGGAATATTTGTAGTTATAATCCTCCCTTAATCTAAAGAGATAAGCCCGTTCTTTGGCTTTTAACCAGGCGATGACAAGTAACGGGATTGTCACAATAGACTTAGCAAGAAATTGTAAAATATTAAGACTGTCTGTTGCACTCAGGCTTGTTGAATAATTGATAAATGAAATAGCAGATGTTGCAACAAGTGAGCCAAGCAAAATTTTATCTACAGCTTTCATTTTACTATCGATATTTTCAGATTGAGTTTTAAACGAACCTGCCATGCTTGCTCGGTTGGCGTCTTCAATAATCATTTCAATCTCCTCTTTTTGTTTATTGAATAATTTAATCATACCTTCAATATCTTCATGATATCTCTCTATTTTTGGTTTATTGGTTTCCGCCGTGGTTGCTAATGTCGTGATTTTAGTAAGATTATTTTGTGCGGTGATTGCATAGGTCGAAATATTGTTACTTAATGTGTCTGACTGTTCGTGCCACTGAGAAATTTCAGTTATTTGTTCTTGTGCATCGTTATAAGATTTTTTGAGTGTAATCAGCGAGTTTTTTAAATTTTCGAACTCCTTTTTATCCTCTACTAACTGTTCTTCAAGTGAGATATGTTCTTCTAAATTCAATTTTGCTTTGGATATATCAGCAGCAATAGCATTGAGTTCTTCTTCTGTTCTTAATTCACCTTTAACTTCAATTAAATATAATTCCTTGATTGTCATTCTTAGTTTGACTAGAGATAAAATAAATGAATTTACATCATATTCATCCCATTTATTATTCGTTCTTTTTTTATTAAGGATACGAATTATTTTTTTAATTAATTGAAGAGAAATATATTTTGCATAGGAAATTTCAAGGGTTTTTCCAGATTTTTCTATTTTCTCTATTAAGGGATAAAGTTTCTCTATTTCTTTGATGATTTCGGGTGATTTTATTTCTCCCATCCACTCATAGTCTTTGTTGATTTTTGTATTAATTAAGTTTTTTAACTCAGTCAGTCTTGCTTTAACGGTTTTCATAGCATTCCCTTTATATATTAAAAATTACTTTGATTGTAAGGTAATTTTTCGGGATAAAAAAGCCCCCGTTTTACGGAGGGCAAACCTAAGGAACCGCATAAGTTTTAAGCCCTCATGCTCGGCTAACCTCGTTTGTTTTATGTTTGCCATTTCAAAACACACTTCATCTATCATTCGCAACGGTTTCACATGCCATTGTGTCTCTGTACTAGCAAATGTGTTTTGAAATGTGATATTGCGTTTAGCTTTTCCCACCGACTGGCTTCGTTTGTCATTACCGCAATATCTCACACTCATTGGTGCAGGGCTTTTAATCTGCAACTGGCGATTTTCACAAATGGCATTTCACGAGTGTGTTTTTATCCAAATTGTCTAAAATTGTGATGATTATCACTTACTTAAGTGAATTTTTTGACTATACTAACAATTAACCTTGCAAGCCATGATTTTTCCTTAACCGGAATATAAATAGAATGATGGATTACGCCATCTACAGTTGCTTGGGACATTGCTTTAACCTTTTCTTTCGCTTCTTCGAATGAATGAGCGTAAACTTCTGAGCTCCATTTGGAACCTTTAAAGTTGTAAGAAATGGCATAGCGTTTCATTTCATCTTGCATAAGGTACTACCTCTATGTATTTTCAAATTTTTAAAAGTAAGGCTAATAATCAATGGTACTGGCATTTAAAATCTGCCAATCATGAAATTATTGCTCACGGAGAAGGTTACATTAATAGAGAAGATTGCGTACATGCAGTTAATCTTGTAATGGACACCACTCGAAAAACTCCATTTTATGAAGCCTAATAACCAAGCCCTGTTCATCAGGGCTTTTTTATCACAATTTTTAAAGAGCATCGAGATTGTGTATCTCGTTTTGATGTGGATATTCTACTTAAAGTAGTTTTAATTGCAACTAAAATTTGTGCAAAAGTAGATATATTTTCTATTTAAAGTAGTAAATATTTGATTTTGAATTAGATTTATTTTTGACTATTTGCTGAATTTGTGACCTAGATCACAAAAAAAGAGAGTAGATGAGAGTGTGATTTTAAAAAGTGCGGTCGGTGTTTAGCACAAAATTGAGAAGAAATGGCAAAATTGAACAAATGAACTTGTTCAGTGAACAAAATAAAGTGCGGTAGGAATTGCAGGTAAAAGAAAACCGCCACGAGGGCGGTCATAAGATAAGATTATCACTGTAAATAACAATTTCAGTCGCTTTCATCTTTTTATTAGCTGAGTAATTCAGCGAGTATTCACTTTGGCGGTATTGGTGGTAAATTTCTCTAATGTTTGGGTGATTATCATAAGAGACAACCCAATGCATTTTTACCTTGGCCAACTTTTCTTGAATAGCAACGTGGTCCTTATGTTGGTAATAGTTACGATAAAGCCCTTGCCCTTTTTCATAGTATGGTGGATCGAGATAAATTAGTGAGTTAGCAGGAATGTTATAATCAAGCGTAGAAAGCCATTCCTCGGTATCAAAATTGGTAACATGAATATGCTTGGCCACACTACCAATTCTTTCTATTCGCTGAATTAAATCCGCTTTATTAAAACGGCTATCTAGTTTGTAATTGCCAGTTTGATTTAGTCCACCAATAACACCTGCTTTCAGAATGCCCGAGCGGTTGGTGCGATTAAGAAAGAATGCAGCAAAACCATACTCTAAAGGAGAGATATTTTCTTTCTCTTTGAGTATATTTTTTTGTTTGTGCCACTCTTCAATGGTTACTTTGGTATCGTTGGCCAAGCGGATAAAATCTTCGGTTTGTTCGGTAATAGACTTCCAGAAATAGTAGATGGCTAAGTCTAAATCATTGATGTGAATATCGGTACAATAGTCACTAAAGAGTAAATCCAATGCAACACCAGCCCCACCAGCGTAGGGTTCTACATAGTGCCCGTGCAGATCATTATTTTCAATAATTGATTTTATTGTCGGGGCAAATTTAGCTTTGCCCCCTGGATATCTTAATGGAGTATGATACATAATCAGGGCCTATTATTAATACATGCTCGTCATTATAATTCTTTAGTTTGTATTTGGCCAGCGGAATTTTTGCCACATTGCAATAATAAATGGACGAAGATTATTATGTGCGCTAATAATTTGTTCTGCGCAAATATTGTGCGCATAATTGTGTAGTACGCCATGTAATAAATTCAATGTTCCCACACCATCTTTCTTTGTAGCGCATTCATTGGTTAGAGCAGATAACTCTTTATCCTCTAAATGTTGATTTGCCTTGAAATACTGTGCGATGCCAAGAATCTTTTCTCTAAGTTTTGAATTCTCATCAGTTCTTTGAGTCTTAGAACCTTCATGAAATTGTATAGAGTTTCCAGATTTTAATAGAAAATAGTCACAACTTTGTTCAATTAGAGCACGTAGTAATGCTGCTGTTGCGTAGGGATGCTTTTCTATATCCATGGTATTAATTTCAGAATAAATTGATTGTATTTTACTTACGGGGATATCTAAATCATAATCAATTAATTGTGCTGATTTACCTTTAGTCGTCCTAGTAGTTCTCTTTTGTATAGTATTTTTTTGTGAAATGGCACTGCCTGTAGGTGTTGTAGATGATATACCTGGAATTAATTCAATTTCTTTATCTAACCTGTTGCTTGGAATTTTTCCAATACTTTTTAGGTGTTGAATATAGTCTAGTCGATTCCTTTTATTTGAGCGGGACCCTATATTGTAATTTGGGTCATCAAAATCATTAAAATATTGGGTAATGATCGCAGTGAATTCTTCTTTTGTAATATTAATGAGGATATTGCGTTCTGTGACACCGGTGGTAATACCGAAAGCATCTCTTACCTCTGGAGTACTTAACATACGTGTTATTGTTGTAATCACTTTCTGAGATTTCTCAGGAGAAATTAAATTATTCTCTAATGAAAAATCAAGAATAGTCAATGCCGCAGCATGATCCGGTTTTCCATCAACGCTTTGATCAAATCGAGTTTTTTGTTCAGGGCTCCAAGGCTTTCTTGATGTATTTGAACTAGATGTATGCAAAGTAGATAACCAAGGTAGTGCCTCGTCCCTATTTGGAAATACATGAACGGGAATTTTTGTGATTTGATTTTTTACTTTTCCTTGTAGAGTTGTAAAATATCTTTGGTACTTTTTAGGTGCCAAACACGGTTTATCTAATAGCTTTAAAGCACAAACTCGACGATTACCTTCGACTACTAATTTTTTGTTATTTTCGGTGATAATCCCAACAAGATCTAATGGGTTCGTCATCCCCTTTTCAGCAATATCTTTCGCAAGATCTTTTACCTTCTCATTCTCAATGAGATAACTGATAATTGCTTTTTGATTTTCAATTGGGATATGTCTTGGATTTTTAGGGTCCAAATATAATGTTCTAATGCTTACGTTAGCCATATTCTTTCCTTAGGTCTTGGTTAGTTATTACAGATCAACAATATCCAGTGTTAGTTTCTATAGTAAAACTGAATACCAAAAGACTTTTCCAATGACTGATATATCTTGCATGTCAGCTATCTCATCCGGATGTTCTTCGCTGTTGTAACTACGTATTTTCACTTGTTCGTTTGGCATATTGTAGAGTAGCTTTATGCGCAACAAGCCGCCGTGATTGATAGCGTATATCTTGCCGTCTCGGATTGTCTTATTGCCCAAATCAATTCCCACCGTTGTTCCATCCGGAATAACCGGCTCCATTGAATTTCCATCTGCAATTACACATACCGCATTTTCGTACTGTACGCCTTGTTTACGTAGTGTTGCTTTGGAAAAACGTAATTTGAAGTTGTTATAGTCCATTATGTCATCAGCAAAGCCGTTTCCGGCAGCAAGCCTAATATCTTGATAAAACGGAACGGCATATTCATCGCTATTTAGTGGGGTATTGCGATCCCATAAGTCGAATGAGCCAACGTCTTTCACATTAGAAGTTAGTTGATTTTCTAAAGAATCGGCTGTGCCGTATTTCAAATGAGCGGGACTAACTCCAAAGTACTTCGCCATAGCTTCAATTTTCTTATCTCTCGGGGTTGCAGTGCCTAAAGTGTAACGTCTAGCCATTTCATAAGTTACGCCAATAGCTTTTTGTAGATCCACAATATTTTTGCCTTGTTTAGCCATTAATTCATTAAGTCGGCTTGCTAAATCTGTCATAGACGCTCCTTTAATTCTACTAAAGGTAGAAGATACAAAATTAAAATAGTTGATTCAATTCTATTTTTAGTAGTAGAATTACACTACTTTAAATAGAGTGAAGAGGTTAAAATGCTACCAATCGAAAAAGCTTATGAAATCGTGGGCGGTATTTCGGCTATGGCTCGACATTTCAATCTTACCCCTTGGGCTGTTTCCAAGTGGCGTGAAAAAGTACCTGCGGAACGTTGCGCAAAGATTGAAGAACTTACAGCTGGAAAAGTCAAGAAATCCGAATTACGTCCTGATTTATGGGATTAATTTACCAACACCAACAGAAAAGAAAACCATAAAAACAAGGCAAAAATTATGGAAATGAAGAAAGTTATTATCGAAATGATTGATCGGATCCCTGGGGGGAGAAGTGCGGTAGCAGGATTTCTAGGTTTTACCGAAAGTGAATTAAAGAATCGCCTTTATCAAATAAAAGGGCAACGATTCAAAAACGAAGAATTGATTGCACTGCAACTTGAGTATGGATGCACTGATTTTATCGATGAGCTTTGCCGTACCGCTGGTGGTCGTTTTGTACCTGATGTGGCAGAGGATGAATTAGACAAGGTTGAGCTTGCTAATTTACAACTGCACGAGCTTTCGGCTCGTGGCTTGTTATTTGCTGTATTAGAAAAGGCTTTAGAAGACGGTGAAATCACTTCACAAGAAGAAGACAAAATCCGTCAAGCATTGAGTAAACATTTGGCAGCAACACAACATTCAGTTGAACTTGCGATTTCTTTGTATAAGCCACAATGAAGAGCTAAGGATCATTTTTGATTTTTCTTAAAAAATTTATCTAGCACAACAGGCAGAAGAATAAGGCTCCAAAAGAAAAATGACAATTTGAGTACAAAGTAAGGCCAACTTGACTCAGTTAGCAAAAATTTAAAACCAAACTCAATAAGTTCTTCTTTACTAAATGAACCAAGTGTAGTTAGAACGGCAATGCACATCATTGATGGAATGTAGGCGTAGTTATCTAAAGTTTGTTGATATTTCCTTACTCCCCATTTGTGCAATAAAACTAATCCCAGAGGGATGCCGTTTACAAGTATTCCAATGAGCCAATACGGAATATCACTTCCAATAATTAGCCGTGGAAGTAATAGAAAGACAATAAAACATAACCCGACGAATAAATCACGGAATGTAACAAAGGACATAAAAAGAATGAGTAAATTGAAAAGTAGATTGCGCATTATTGCACAAATCTGGCGAGAGGATAGCGAGTTTCGTTACTTTACGGCGATTGCCATTCTTTTTGTGGTTGTGAGTTTTTTTTAATAAAAAAGCCACGAGGAGATTTCGTGGCTAATTCATTAAGGAACATACAGATGAACCAATTATTAACGATTACGAAAGAAAACACAAGTACTTTGACGATGAGTAGTCGTGAAATTGCGGAGTTAATCAATAAAAACCACAGCGATCTGTGTCGTTTAATCGAAAGACTTATCGCAAAAGAGGTGATTGGGGGGTATCAGCCAATGGCTTACACCCATCCACAGAACGGTCAGACTTATTATGAGTACCATCTAAGCAAACGAGATAGTTTAATTGTTGTTGCTCAGAATTGTCCTGAATTTACTGCGGCAATCGTTGATCGCTGGCAAGCGTTGGAAAATCAACAAAAACCAACCGCACTTATTCCGCAATCTTTTTCTGAGGCGTTGATGTTAGCCGCTCAATTACAAGCAGAAAAAGAGCGTAATGCGCCTAAAGTCGCTTTTGTTGATCACTATGTGGAAGTAGGGACGAGTAAATCATTTCGTGAGACGGCGAAGATTTTAAAAATGCCTGAGCGTGCATTGGTCAATCGCTTGGTGGAAGATAAATATTTGTATCGTCAATCAGGCGTGCTTTTGCCTTATCAATCAGCGCACACCAAAGATCTTTTTACGGTTAAAACAGGTACCGCTGAACACGGTCACAATTACACACAGACACGCGTCACAAGCAAAGGCATTGAATTTATTGCGTCACGTTATGCTTCGGAGTTGATGCTATGAGTCGATTTATTCCAAATTCTTTTCAAATACCAAATTCTGTTATTGATGAATTACTAGCAAAACTCACTTGCGCAGAACTTAAATGTTATTTGTATGTTGTACGCAAAACTAAGGGGTGGAATAAAGACTCAGACAACATTTCAGTAAGTCAATTTATGGAAGTGACAGGGTTAAGCAATCGTTCTGTGATTACTGCTTGTGAAAGTCTTGTTCAAATGGGTTTACTTGAGCGTTCAGGCGGTGAACGCAAATTGAATACTTATTCAGTAAAAGCATTTGAGATTTCACAAACTGGTGAAAAAAGTTCATCAGAACAATCTGGTGAAAATTTTTCACAAACTGGTGAAAAAAGTTCATCAGAACAATCTGGTGAAAATTTTTCACAAACTGGTGAAAAAAGTTCATCAGATCTGGTGAAAAAAGTTCACACACAAAATAACAATAAAAACACTATACAAAATCACCCCCCTATATCCCCCCAAGGGGAATCGGCTACGCCTGCAAATGGGAAAATCAACGCAGAAAATATTCCTTTGCCGGATTATGTCGATCGTGAGACATGGATCGCTTATTGCCGAATGCGTAAAGCCAAGCGGGCGGAAATTAAAACTGAAGATACGATTAAGCGATGTTTGCGAGACTTGGAAAAACTCTGTGGGAGAAGTCCTGATTTGGCTAGGGCGATTTTGGATCAATCTATCGCCAATACCTACACAGGATTATTTGCTCTGAAGTCCTTACCTAATCAAACGGTAAACTCAAGTGCAAGCAATGACCCTTTCGCCGATAACGGCACATGGGGCGTGGGAAGAAAATTAAACGTCGATCCAAGTTTAATTCCGGAGTATTTACGATGAACGCAATCACACCAACTCAGAAAAGTGCGGTCGAAAAATCCGATGTTTCCAGCAATGCAACGGAATTAATTGACCGGATGTTTACCCGCTTGAAGTCGCTTTTCCCCGCTTGGAAACAAGCATTTGACAGCATTGAGACTTACAACGAAACCAAGCAAGTGTGGCTTGAAGAATTGATCAAAGCGGATGTGATGACCCCATTGGCATTAAAACGAGGATTGGATCGTGCAGCAGGTTCTGAAAGTCCATTTTTCCCAAGTGTCGGACAATTTATTGCTTGGTGCAGTGAAGACTATCACGGATTGGGTTTACCGAACGAAGCGGAATTATACCAACGTTATAACACTTTCTTAGGTTATGCCCGATTCAATCTGAATGAATTTCAATATCGTTCAAAAGTGGAATTTTGGTTGCTTAAAAATCTGTACGAAAAGTGCAAGAAAAAATCGGAAGAGGACACGTTGAAAGCTATTCCGAAATTACTCACAGAAGCGGCAGAAAAAGTGCGGTCGAATTTTCCTTTTGAGGATATTCCAAAGATGATTCCAGCAAAACCAAGTTTTTACGATAAAGCTAAGGCTGATAAGGCGCGCGATAGCTTGATGGCGATGATGAAAGGAGCATTGCAATGACAGAACAACAATTTGATAAAAATACATGGCAAACACCAGACTATGTTTTTGAATGGCTATCTCAACGTTTCGGATGGATCGATCTTGATGGTTGCGCAACAGCAAACAACGCCTTGACATGTCACTATATCGGCGAACCTAACTCAGACAATGATGAGCATCAATCAATCGCAGATGACTTTCTAATGCCGATTGAGCAAATGTTAGATGTATTGTTGGATGAAGTCGCGGAACGTTGTTCGGCTCCGTTAAGAATTTATGTGAACCCGCCTTATTCCAACGTTACACCATATCTACAACGCGCAAAAGAATTATGTGATGCCGGTTATTTAGTCGTGATGTTACTCAACAATGACAAATCTACTCAATGGTATCAAAACCACATTCAAGGCGTGGCAAATGAAGTGATTGATATCACAGGTGGTCGAATTGCATTTATCAACCCTGTAACAGGAAAAGAAATTAAGGGGAATAGCAAAGGGCAAATGGTCGTAGTCTTTGATCCAACAATGGAAGATTTTGTCACACGTTCAATTAGCCTTGATTTTATTAAAAAGGTTGGTGGGTATAGTAAATGAGTTTTGAAGAGCATAACAATCGAAAGAAAGCGAACAAATTTGCTGAATATATTACGGGTGAATCTCTGCGCCGATATTTGGCTGGGAAAGTCGAGAAATACTTAGGTAAAAATCCAAGCGTTTTTGATGGTGCAGCAGGCAGCGGACAGCTTGAGCAATTTATTCAACCAAGCAAGTTTATTGCAGTAGAAATTCAAGCGGAATCATGCGCGGCATTAGCCAATAATTATCCAGATGCTGAAATTCATAATACGAGTTTTTTCTTGTATCAAAGTGAGCCAAAAAGTGATTGTGTTGTAATGAACCCGCCATTCTCACTTAAATTTAAAGAACTTGCCGAAGAAGAAAAGACCGCTATTCAAGCAGATTTTCCGTGGAAAAAATCAGGTGTACTTGATGATGTTTTTATGCTGAAAGGATTAGCCAATGCGCATCGTTTTGGGTTTTTCATTATGTTCCCAGGTATTGCCTATCGAAACACCGAAAAAACACTCCGTGAAGTTATTGGGAATCAATTAGTCGAGTTGAATTTGATTCAAAATGCCTTTGAAGATACGCCAATTTCAGTGCTTTTCTTAGTGGTTGATAAAACCAAGTCGAATAACAAAACATACCGTGAATTGTATGACTGTGCCACGAATAAAATAATTAACGCTGATGAATGGTTAATTAATTCTGATAAATGGGACACGGTTTCACCGCCAGAGCTGCCAAAAGAAAAAGTAGATCCAATGAAATTAGAGTTGATCTCGCAAGCTCAATTAAAAGAGCAAATTCGCGCTCAAATTCAATTTAGCGGTATGGTATTTGATTTAGAAGGCTGGCCACGTGAAGAATTTGAAAAATTCTGCGATGAAGTCTGTGCATTGATTCAGGAAGAGAAAAAATTAAATCGATTTTTATTTGGCTGGGGCGAATGATGTTATGAGCCAATACAAACCTTTCTTTTTACGCGATCAACGCATTAAAAATAATTGTTTGGATTTAATCAAAGAACTGCCAATAGACGATAAAAAACCGTTGGTAGTCAAAATCCAACCAATAACACGAAACCTTGAGCAAAACGCCAAGTTTCACGCTATGTGCCAAGATGTCGCAAATCAGGCGGAATTTATGGGGCGTAAGCTCACAATGGAGCAATGGAAAGTCTTATTTATTTCGGGCCACGCAATCGCCACAAATCAAAAAGCAGATGTTGTGCCAGGTCTTGAGGGCGAATTTGTGAATATCCGTGAAAGTTCGGCTCAAATGAGCGTTAGCAGAATGGCGAGCCTTATTGAGTATGTCACAGCTTATGGTGTGGCGAACGGGGTTAAATTTAACGATAAATGGGGATTTTTCGGACGATGATTGAGGTAGGAATTATGATTTTATTTTTGATTGCATTTTCGGCTATGTTGTTTTTTCTTTTCGACGAGCCCCTTGCTGCCACCCTTGTCTTGTGTGGAGCTTGTTGGCTTTCTGGTTGGTATTTTGCTCATAGCACGGTTGCAACAGAGTGCGAGAGATTAGGAAAGTTTTACGTTGGCAAAAACGTTTATCAATGCTCAAAAATCGAGAGCAAGGATGAGTGATGAGTAAACTTAAACCCATCAAGCCTAAAAAATGCAAGTCATGTGGCATGGAGTTTATCCCACAAAACTCTCTCCAAAAAGTCTGCTCGCCTAAATGCGCACTTGATTTAACTCGTCAAAATGCGCAAAAAGCACAAGAACGAGCAGAAAAGAAAAAACAAAGGGAACGTAAAGCTAAATTAAAAAGTCGTTCAGAATGGCTGAAAGAGGCTCAGTCAGTATTTAATAAATTTATCCGTTTACGGGATAAAGACCAGCCTTGTATAAGTTGCGGTCGGTATCATCAAGGACAATACCATGCAGGGCATTATCGGAGTGTGGGAGCGTGCCCTGAATTACGATTTTGTGAGCTCAACGTACATAAACAATGCGCACCATGTAATGACCACAAGAGCGGCAACATTATTGAGTATCGAATCAATCTCGTTAATAAAATCGGTGCAGATAAGGTAGCTTGGCTAGAACGGCAAGACCACGAACCGAAGAAATACACCATTGAAGATTGCAAGGCGATTATTAAGTATTACAAGACAAAAATTAAAGAGCTGGAAGGAGAGTAGAATGTCGTATAGCGTTGAGAGAGTATTAGAGAAGTGGGGTAATTGCTGGGGCAGAGACCGTATTGGCACAGAATACCCAAGCACCACAATTTCTATTCCTGTTTTACCTACCGTGCGCAAGGCTCACATTCGATTCTTAACTGATGACGAATGCTTAAAAATTGAGGAGCAGATTATAAATCTACACGAGGATAGTTTGCTGCAATACCAAATCTTAATGGCGTTATACGTTCAACAAGCGAATGAACGAGATATTTGTACCGCACTTCATATTTCCCCTGCTTGTATGTATCGTGAGCGTGCTAAGGGCGTGAGATTCCTAAAAGGTGCATTTACTGGGGCGAAGATTAAATTTATGTTTTTAGGGTAGGGAAGTGCGGTCGATTTTGACCGCATTTTTATTACACTTCATCTTGACTTGTGTGTATTTGTGTATTATAATTCATCTTGATTAAGACAAAGGAGGATGCATGCACTCAGGTGACTTAATCAAGGAGCTTAAAGCAAATGGTTGTTATTTTGTTAGACATGGAAAAGGTGATCATCAAATTTGGTTCTCGCCGAAAACTGGAAAGCGATTTCCAGTTCCGCACCCCAAACAAGATTTAGCAATCGGAACTTTAAAATCCATTAAAAAATCGGCAGGGCTTTAAGCTCTGCCGAGCTTAATCGGAGGAGTATTAAATGATTTTTACCGTAGGTGTTGAAACCCCAGAAAATGAAAACCAAGCATACGGAATGATCGTTCCTGCACTTTGTCAATTAGATTATGGTTGTTTTAGCGGTGCTGACGATGTTGATGATTTATTACCAATGGTGTCAGAAGCCATTACAATGATGCTTGAAGCGATGGTTGAAGATGGTTTTGATCTTACCACGCTAAAAGATAAAGGCGTAACGCACTATAAAGCCGATCCTGAATATGCTGATTTTGATACTTGGCTTTTAGTTGACGTTGATATTTCAGAATACTTAGGTAAAAAACAGCGTATTAATGTGTCTTTACCTGAATATTTATTAACGCGCATTGATCGCCGTGTTGCAGCAATGGGTAACTACTATAAAGATCGTAGCCATTTCTTAGCAAATGCGGCGCACCGAGAATTGCATGCGCATTCAGATAAAGAAATGTAATCTCTGACTACCCTTGACAAGCTCCTATTTCAAGGGTAGGATTTATCCCAAGGTCTCAAAAGCCTTTTACACAACGGAATTAATTCACCCCGTCAGCGTGATTTTTTTGTATCTAAAATTTGAGAATTTTACCGCCATTATAAAGTTCTCAAAGAATCAATGACCGACGGTGCGAGGAATACAATACCGAAAGGGAATAACTCCGCCAGATTGTGTACTGGTTTTGAGCCGTTGGTCGCCCAATTATGGGTAAATTATCAATCCTCTCAAAAAGGAAATACACAATGAAAAATCAAGTTCAATTTTCAGCATTTACTTTCAAATCTAATTCTGTTCGAGTCATCACTGATAAAAATCAGGAGCCTTGGTTTTGTGCGAATGATGTTTGCGATATTCTCGGTTACTCAAACCCACGTGATGCTATTTCAAAACACTGTAAAGCAGGGGGTGTAGCGAAACGCGACACCCCTACCAAAAGTGCGGTGCAAGAAATGACATTCATCAATGAACCAAATCTTTACCGCCTGATCATCAAATCTCGTAAACCAGAAGCTGAACCATTTGAAGCGTGGGTATTTGAAGAAGTTCTTCCGCAAATTCGTAAAACAGGAAAATATCAACTTCAACCGCAACAGTTATCTTTGCCTGAGCCTGAAAAGAAATACACGTTTGAATTTACTGAGTATGAACTTGAACAGCTCGTTTGGCTTTGGTGCGGACATAAACAAATGAACACTCTACTTGGAGATATGATTAAGCCGTTAGAAACGATCGGCTCTTATTTCACAGGAATGGTAATCAGCCATCATCAAGAATATCAACGCCAATACAAAAACACGCTCCCAACTATTCAAAAATTGATTCAGCCATTTAAGGCATCTAATCGAATGAACTGGGAAAGAGCGAAAAACCTCATCGCCCAATAAAACACCGAAAAATTTATAAAAACACTTGATTACTTGCAAGTGAAAGTGTACTATATTAGGTAAGTTGCGGTTTTAGCGCACAGCAAACGCACAAAAGAATTTTACAGCCCTGATCGGAAACGGTCGGGGCTTTTTTGTATGCAAAAGAAAAGCCGAGGTGGTGGAACACTTCGGCTTTTTTCATTCCTGTTAAGTTCGATTTAAAGGAACGAATTTATGATTAAGTATACACCAAAACATCAAGTTAAGGTAGGTGGGAAAATGTCAGAAAAAGCAGCAGATAAAGTTGGAAATAAATTAGCTAATGCCGCACTCATTATTACTACTTGTTGGGGTATAAGCGCAATTATTTTTGCGGTAGCTTATTTTGTTAAATAATCTCTAGTTGTTAATACGACTAGGGTATCAATAAGGGCGTAGTCTAATGGTAAGACAGCGGTCTCCAAAACCGCTAATCGAGGTTCGATTCCTTGCGCCTTTGCCACATCACAAGCTCACGTTAATACGTGGGCTTTTTTATTGCCCTGAAAATGGGGTGGAGTATGAAAATGTTTAAAGACCCTGGAAGTCAAGCTTATGTATGGTCAGGGTTTTCTAGTGTACTGGCTTGGTTAGGCGATCAGAATAACCTTATGTTGCTTAGTTTGGCTATTGGTATTTTGACCGCACTTGTTAATGTCTATTCAAAATTTGTCGAATGGCGAATGATGAAAAGAGAAAATAAGCGCAAGGAAGAAATACATAAGGTGCGCATGGAACGGTTAAAACGAGGGCTACCTGATGAAATTAGCGAGGACTAGAACCACGCTTGGTGCAACAGGATTTGTCTGTGCAGTATCGAGCATTATTACGTTGATGTATGCGCAGTTTGGTGAGGAGCTTATCCTTAGCCCTAAGGGTGCAGAGATTATTGGCAATGCGGAAGGTTGCAGACGAGACCCGTACAAATGCCCATCCGATGTTTTAACTGTTGGTATTGGCTCAACAGCATATAGCGGTCAACCTGTCGATCCAAAGCACCGATACACAGATTTAGAGATTGCGGAGCGATGGAAAAATGATATTCAAGTTGCCGAAAAATGTGTGCTGAATTATGGCAATGGCCGAGCATTGCCTCAGTCTGTTTTTGATTCAGCCGTATCGATTACCTTTAATGCAGGTTGTGGCGCTGTTCGCAACTCAACCTTATTCAAACAATTGCGAGCAGGGAACTATCACCAAGCCTGTTATGAATATCCTAAATGGGTATATGCAGGCGGAAAGATATTACCTGGCTTAGTCTCTCGTCGAGAAAAAGAGAAAGCATTATGTTTAGCCGATTTGAAACAGCCTTAAAGCTAACCGCACTTTGCTTGATTTTGGGCTTGTGCGGTTGGACTTGGTATCAATCTCAGAAGATAAGTAGCTTAAAGGCCGAGAACCAAGCACAAGCCCAAACCATCCAGCAACAAGAAGATGCGAACAAGGCATTGACCATTGCTCTACAACAAGAGCGTGATGCAGTCATTGAGCAACAGCAACGTAATGATGAAATAGAAAGGATAGCAACAGAAAATGCTGAATCAGTTAAAACAATCATTAAGACACAACCTTGTGCTCACACTCGTTTGCCTCAGTCTGCTCTTGACCGCCTGTACAAATAAGGTCACGACCAAAGCAGAATATATTTACCCACCTCAAGCCTACACTGCACCTTGTGTTAAAACAGCGTTTACTGGTGAGACATATGGTGATGTAGTCATACAACTTGTTAAGGTAACAGCAGAGCGAGATAAGTGCGCAAGCCAAATAGATAATATTCGTAAATTTGTAGAGAAAAATAAGAAAAATTAAAGACGGGGCTAGTGCTAGACACTATCGGAGGAAATAGTCGGAGAGTGTACATACCCGATTTCTTAGCGCTCTCGTGAGTTTAAGCTAGACCGAAAAAAAGCCCAACAAGGGCTTTTGTTTAGAAATCTAATTGACTTGGATTGATGCCAAGAGCATTTGCCATTTTTATGCGAGTTGTTTTCCGCAAGGTCTGTGAATTTTCGTGTTGCGAATAAGCTGCTTGAGAGATGCCTAAGCGTCCTGCAACTTGCACTTGTGTTAAACCTAAGTGTTCACGCCAAGCGCGCAATGCAGAATAATCGTTTAATAACGCTAATTTGGCGACAGATTCAGGGATACCTGTTTCAATAGGGTCTGAAAAATTAGCTTTTTGTTTTAGCCAGTTAAGCGTGGCAATTGGCATAACAGCAAAAGCAGGTACGCCTTGCTCATTATTAATATATTGAATATTAGTAAGTGCGTTCATCTCTTTTTTTAACCTCTTCAATAGATACGATATTCATCGTATTGCCAACGATATTAAAGAAAACACGATAATCACCAACACGGTAACGATATTCGTAAGTGTGATTGGTCAGTGCTTTGATATTAGAACAATCGGGAAAGGTTTTAAGCGATTCACATTTTTCAATTATATGTGCTTTTGTTGGAATCTTTCTCAATTGTTTTAATGCTTTTGGCTGATAGATGATTTCTTTCATAGCTAAAGTATTACGTTTAATTAATAAGTATTTTATAGGTTTTATAAGTTTTATTCAAGTTATTTTAAGGATTTTCTATGTCAGACGTGAAAGGAAAATCCACGTCTGATGGCGTGGGGAAGTTAACTGATAAACAAAAGCGATTTGTTGAAGAATATCTTGTTGATTTAAATGCAACGCAAGCTGCGATTAGAGCAGGATATAGTGAGCAAACAGCCTATTCAATCGGACAGCGGTTGTTGAAAAAAGTTGAAGTGCAAGAGGCAATTCAACAAGCCCAAAACAAGCGGTCGGAACGCACACAAATCACCCAAGACGAAGTGATTCGTCGCTTAATTGAAAATGTGGATATTTCAATGGGTAAGAAAGCAACGGTTATCACCATTCCAAGCAAAAGCGAAAATGGTGGAGTGGTAGGCAATGATGTAGCACAGTTTGTGTATGAACCTTCTGCGGCAAATAAAGCGTTGGAGTTACTTGGTAAACATTTGGGTATCTTCAAAGACGGTGTCGATATTACTTCAGGTGGCAAACCATTACAGCCAACTATTATCGAACTTGTCGGGGTAAGCAGTGAGTAAAGTGCAGCTTTCTATTCCTGCCAAATTGATTGATGTATTCAAAGGTGAATGCCGTTATCGCGGTGCTTATGGCGGACGTGGCTCTGCCAAAACACGCACCTTTGCTTTAATGACGGCTGTTTGGGCGTATAAGCGAGATATGGCAGGCGACAGCGGTGTGATTTTATGCGCCCGTGAGTTTATGAATTCATTGGAGGAGTCTTCGCTTGAAGAGGTAAAACAGGCGATTCGCTCAACAGAATGGCTGTTGCCACATTTTATTATTGGTGAGAAATTTATTAAAACCAGAAGCGGTCGGATTTCTTACGTTTTTGCAGGCTTAAGGCATAACCTTGATAGCATTAAATCCAAAGCCCGAATTTTGCTGGCGTGGGTAGAAGAAGCGGAAACCGTTAGTGAAATGGCGTGGCAGAAATTAGAGCCAACGGTGCGTGAGCATCAATCTGAAATTTGGGTAACGTGGAACCCTGAAAAACGAGGTTCGGCAACTGATGAACGATTTCGACAGCATAAGCCTGAAAACAGTAAGATTGTAGAAATGAACTACCACGACAATCCGTGGTTTCCTGCTGAGCTTGAGCAAACACGTCTGGCAGACAAGCAGCGTCTCGATGATGCTACTTATCGTTGGATTTGGCAAGGTGATTATCTCGAACAATCTGAAGCACAGATATTCCGTGATAAGTTCAAAGAACTGATGTTTACGCCGCAATCTGATTTCAACGGTCCATATTACGGATTAGACTTTGGTTTTGCGAACGACCCGACTGCTGCGGTGAAATGCTGGGTGTTCAACAATGATTTATATATTGAATATGAAGCGGGCAAAGTGCGGTTAGAGTTGGACGAAACGGCAGAATTTATCACACAACGTATTCCTGAATTTGCTCAACATAAAGTGCGGGCTGATTCGGCTCGACCTGAGTCGATTAGTTACCTTAGACGACACGGTGTGCCGCAAATGGAAGGTGTGAAAAAATGGCAAGGCTCGGTTGAAGATGGTATTGAGCATATCAAGTCTTACAACAAGGTGTACATTCACCCACGTTGCAAAGAGACGCTCAATGAATTTCGCTTATACAGCTACAAAACAGACCGTTTGTCAGGTGATGTGTTACCACAGATTATCGATGCAAATAACCATTACATTGATGCATTGCGGTATGCCTTAACGCCTTTGATTAAGAAACGAGGCGATTTTAAACAAACCAGCCTCAAACTCTATTAAGGATTCACTATGTCAGTTCATCTTCCCACCGCTGAAATGGTGGAATTAACCAAGAAAACCAAAATCATTGATGATTTACTCGGTGGCACAGCAACAATGCGGAAAGCCGCACAAACCTATCTTTTCCAAATGGAAATGGAAGAATCCGATAGTTACCGCAAACGCCTTGAGCGTTCGACCCTTTATCCTGCATTGTCGGAAACCCTTTCGCAAATGACAGGTCGAGTGTTCTTCAACCCGATTGACGTTGCCGATGTAACAGAAACGGTGCAAGCCCTTTTTGATGATGTGGATTTAGCAGGCAATAACCTTGATGTATTCGCCTCCCGTTGGTTTTATTCCGCCTTGGCGTATGGTTGCTCGTTCGCTCTGATTGATTTTACCCGCGTAGAAGTCGTGAAAAGTCGCGCAGAAGAGAAAGCCTTAAATGCCCGTCCATATTGGGTACATATTAAACCGCATCAAGTACTGGGTATTAAAACCGCACGAGTAAATGGTAAACAAGCGATTACTCAATTCCGCTATGTTGTAAATGAACAGGTTGAGGATGGCGAATTTGGCGTAAAAACCGTGAAACACGTTTATGTGTACGAAATCGGTAAAGTGCGGAAATTTAGCGAAGCGGAAGGCGAGTTTCGTCTTGAATCGGAATTGCTCCTCACTGCCCAAAATCGACCTCTTGATTTTGTGCCTGTCGTGCCATTTATCACAAAGCGTAACGAACTCACCAATGCCATTGAGCCGCCTTTAATGGAGTTGGCGTATTTGAATGTAAAACACTGGCAGTCTCAATCGGATCAGGACAATATCACTAACATTGCTCGCGTACCGTTGTTAGCGATTTATTCTAATGATGAAGTGAAACAGCTTGCTATTGGTGGTAGCGCGATTCATTTACCTGTTGATAGCTCAATGCAATTTGTCGAACATTCAGGACACGCAATTGCTTCAGGTGTTGAAAGCCTGAAAGATTTGGAAGAGCAAATGAAAACCGCAGGGGCGAAGTTGCTTACCAAAACCGCCTTAGCAATGACTGACAGTCAAGCCCGTGATGAAGCAGGCAAAGAAATTTCCCAGCTACGTTTACTGGCAAACCGATTTGAAGATGCTATTGATTTAGCCTTGGAATATACAGGGCATTGGCTTGGCATTGCCAAAGAGCAAGTGGGTAACGTGCAGATTTCTGGCAACATTGAAAACGATCTCGACCCGTCCGCTTCAATGGCAAGTGTGATTCAGTTACGTAATGCTGGCGTGATTTCGAATCAATCCACCTTTGACGAAGCCAAACGTCGTGGTTTATTAGCCGACGGCTTAGAATGGAACGCAGAGCAAGAACGCCTGCAATCGGAGGGAATGAGTTTTGGAAACGAAGAAACATCAGAAACCAACGCTTAGACAACGCATTGCCCACGCCTTAACCGACCGCAAAATCTTGCATTTTCGCTATGATGCTCACTTGCGACAACAGGTGTACAAGCGGTTAAATACATTGCAAAAATCGCTGATTAACCGCATCAGTGCTATCGGTATAGAAGGCTTGTCCGCAAAGAAACTAGATAAACTGCTTACAGAACTGCAAACGGAAATTGCAAAAACTTACCAAGAAACAACCGCTTACACGCAAGACGAGTTAAGCGGTTTTTTATCGCTTGAAGCCAGCAAAATCAGCCAGCTTTATAACGATGAAATCGGCTTTGATTTGTTTAATGATGTGCCAAAAGAACGTATTAAAGCGATTAAAAACGTTGCTGTGATTGAAGGGCAACCGTTAGAAGCATGGTGGAATAAACAGCGTGCCGATTTAGCCTTTAAGTTTGAGGGAATTATTCGCACAGGCGTTGCCGAAGGCAAACAAAACGGACAACTTGCCACCGAAGTACGAGAGTTAATGAGCGTTAGCCGTCGCACAGCGGATACTTTAGTCATTACCGCTGTCGCAAAAGTAGCTGACACCGCCCACGAAGCCTTGCGCGATGCCAATCTTGATATTCTGCAAGGCGAAGAGCATCTTTCCACCCTTGATATGCGAACCTCCACCGTCTGCCAAGTGCGAGACGGCAAACGATGGGATTTGGACAAAAAGCCAATCGGGCATAACATTCCCTACAAACGCCCACCGTTGCACCCACGTTGTCGCAGCATTCTTCAGCTTGTCACCAAAAGCTGGGAGGAATTAGGCGTGCAAGGAATGGAGGAAATGCCAACTAGCACCCGTGCTTCAATGAATGGACAGGTGGATGAGCGGATTAATTATGAGAGTTGGCTCAACAATAAAACGGCTGAAGAGAAAGAGCTGGTTCTAGGCAAAGGTAAAGCAGATTTATGGGAACGTGGCGTGATTACGTTCTCGGATATGTTAGATCAGAGTGGTAGACCGCTGACGTTGAAAGAGCTATACTCTAAATCTAGCTTAGTGCAAGAATATAATCCTATGGATGTAACAAAAAAATATCAGCAAGCGGCTGAAATAGAACCCAAAATCACAAAAGCTGTGACAACTATTATCGCTTCTGTAGATGGCGAGGTTGCTGGACTCGAATATCGCTTAAAATCAATGGATTCGTTGAAGCGTAAAATAGAAACTGAAATGATGGCAGGGATTTCTGAGCAACAAGCAATAGATAACATTAAAGATGTTATTCGCTATACAGCAATATTCTCGCCTGAAAATTTTGTAACACAATATAGGGAAATGCAATCCGCTTTAGAAAAACAAGGGTATAAAACAATTATTGTTAAAAACACTTGGAAGGACGGTGCTGTTTATAAAGGCATTAATACATTCATCACTACTCTTGTAAAGAAAGATAATGTAATTTTCGAGATGCAATATCATACAAGTGAAAGTTTTGCGTTAAAAAATGGTGAATTACATCAGCTTTATGAACGTTTTCGCGACCCAAATACCGAACAAGAAGAAAAAGAAAAATTGTATATTGAAATGCAGAAATTAAGTGCTAAATTAGTTACGCCAAAAGATATTCAAAAAATCAAAGGAGTAAAATAATGTATCAATACTACTTAGCTCAGTTAGATGATAATCAACAAAAATTGATTCGTGGTATGGGTAATAATTTACTTTCATTTGCTACCTATGAACCTCATAAAGAAGATTGGGATAAAAAGTTTGGTTCGTTTTGGGCGGATAAAATCTTAGTCAGCGATTTTGATGCTTATCGTGAAATTAGTGAAAAAGAAGCCATTCAATTTATCAAGGTGCATTAATGTGGGCAGAAAAAGCTGAAGTATTGGCAAGATGTTTGCATCACGGTCAGAAAGATAAAGCCGGTAAGCCATATATAGAGCATTTGGAATTTGTTGTAGAACATTTAGACGATTCAACAGATGAAATGCGTGCTGTTGCTTGGTTGCACGATAGCGTGGAAGACACGGCAATTAGTATTGATGAAATTCAAGAACAATTTGGTAATGTGATCGCAAATGCCATCTTGGCTATATCAAAACGTAAAGATGAAGACTACCAAGATTATTTAATTAGAGTTAAGCAAAACGCTTTAGCGCGTTCAGTTAAATTAGCAGACTTACAGCATAATGCCGATCTTTCTCGATTGCCTAGAATCAAAGAAGAAGATATTCTCCGTAAAGAAAAATATTTAGCGGCCATGGCATTTTTATTATCTTAACCTAACAAACATTATCAACCGCTTGTAGCGAAAGTTACAGGCGGTTTTTTTACGCCTTGGAAAAGGCACAACCTTAACTAACTGGAAGGAAATCCAATATGAAATTAAAACTTGATGAAAATGGGCACGTGGTTGTTGAAAACGGGATGCCTGTGTATGTTCACGAAGACGGGAAGGAAATTCCGTTTGATGCCACAAAAGCCACAGCCAAAATCGCAGAGCTTAACAGTGAGGCGAAAAAACACCGTGAAGCCAAAGAGCAGGCGGAGGCAAAACTCTCGGCATTTTCGGGGATTGACGATCCGAAAGCAGCAATCAAAGCCTTGGAAACGGTGAAAAATCTCGATGATAAGAAGTTGATTGATGCGGGCGAAGTGGAAAAGGTGAAAGCAGAAATGCGTAAAACCTTTGATGAACAACTGGCAGAATTCCAATCTCAAGCTGAAAAACTGCAATCGCAATTGCACGCAGAACTAATTGGTGGTTCGTTTGCTCGCTCTAAATATGCCGCAGAACATTTAAATTTACCTTCTGATGTGGTGCAAGCCTTCTTTGGTAAGCATTTCAGTATTTCAGATGAAGGTAAAGTGGTGGCGAAGTTCGCCGATGGCAATGAAATTTACAGCCGTTCACGCCCAGGCGAAAAAGCCGATTTTGAGGAAGCATTAGAGGCGTTAGTCGGTGCGTATCCAAATAAAGATGCGATTTTAAAACCATCAGGTACATCAGGTTCAGGTATTGGCGCGGGAACAGGCGGCAGCAATGCCCCTAAATCCCTTGCCGAATGCAAAACTGACGCAGAAAAAATTGCGTATATGCAACAACATTCATAATCGGGTGCAAGAGATTGCACCTTTTTTATTCACGGTGCAATCGCACCATAACATAGGAGCTTATTATGGCTTTTGACTTACAAGTCTTTAACAAACAAACGCATTTAGCGTTAACTGAAACTGTCGATCAGGATATTGAAAAATTCAATCAAGCCTCAGGTGGCGTGATTACATTGCAAAATGCGCTAACACAAGGTGATTTTGATATTCGTGCGAGCTTTAAAGCGATTCAAGGCTTAGTGCGTCGTCGTAATGCTTATGGCAGTGGTACGGTGCAAGCGAAACGCCTAGAGCAATTACTCAATGTAGCAGTAAAAGTGGCTGCAGGTACGCACCCGATTGAGTACGAACCGCAACAATATCGCTGGGTATTACAAAACCCTGAGCTTGCTGCGGTAGAAATCGGGCAACAACTTGCCAAAGCCCGTTTAGCGGATATGTTAAATACCGCAATTTTAGGGGCGGTTGCTGCGATTGGCGGGCAAACTACTGCAGTGTTAGACGACAAGAAAAACGCCCCGAATTTCCGCACGCTCAACAAAGCGGCAGCATTATTTGGCGACCGCTCCAGCGCATTAAAAGCGTGGATTGTTCATTCAACCACCTTACATACTTTGTACGACAATGCCTTAACTAACGCAGAACGTTTGTTTACTTACGATAACGTGAGTGTGATGCGCGATCCGTTTGGTCGCTTGTTTGTGGTCACGGATAGCCCTGCGTTAGTTGATAGCACCGCTTCAGCCTATAACACTCTAGGCTTGCAAGAAGGGGCGATCGTGGTAAGCGGTAACAACGATTTCAATAGCGAAATGCAACCGAAATTAGGCGGTGAAAATATCGCAGCAGTTTATCAAGCAGAATGGACTTATAACTTAGGTATTCTCGGTTATGAATGGGATATGACTGCAGGCGGTAAATCCCCCGACGACACCAAGTTAGGGGCATCAGCCAACTGGCGTAAAACCGCAACTTCATTGAAAGACACCGCGGGCGTATTGGTTAAAACCAAGTAGCCATATCGCTAAAAAAGCACCCCCAAGTAACGAATTACTCGGGGGTTCTTATTTCCCTTGCCCATTAATTGCAAAAGGAAATAACTGTGCGAAATTGTACCAAAACAAAATTGAAGATTCTTCTAAATAAGGAGAAAAAATGAGCGCTTATGTTTCTGTAGAAGAAGCTGATGCATATCATAATCTCAGAATGAGTGCAGAAATATGGGGGGCACTAAGTGCAACAGAAAAGGCTCGCCGATTAGTCAATGCATCGGATTATATTGATAGTGGCTATATCTATTTAGGAAAGCCATCCGATAAACATCAATTACGAGCGTTCCCACGTAATGGGGATACAGACGTGCCAGTAAAAGTAAAAAATGCAGTCTGCGAATTAGCTTTGGAAGAAAATTTAACTCAAAATCCAACCGCACTTAAAAGTGCAGTGAAAGTTGGTGAACTTTCTGTAACGTATTCTTATCCTTCAGCTGCAAACGGTGTAGAGAATCAGCGATTTAGTTATGTGGCGCAGTTGTTGAGAGAGTTTGTTCGAGAGAAAGGAGCTATGCGTAGAGTATTGCTTGAACGGGGGTAAGAATGGGATTTTATGATGAGTTGGCTGATACTGCAAAGACCTTGTTAACCGAATTTGGGGTGCCATGTAGTATTGAGCAAAACATTACCAGTGATTACAACGTTAAAACAGGTGAGGCAACTCGACGCAAGCGTCGCTTATTGGGTGTTTGTATATTTAACCAATTGACCTATGACTTTCCTCAATTCCAAAGTTCTGGTGTTTTAAAAGGTGAGGCAAGCTTAGTTCAACAAGGCGATGTGTCTATTACGTTAAGCCTATCATCTCCTCTTTCGAGAGAAGAGCTGCTTTTAAGTGTGCTCCTTGTTAATGGAGAGCGTTGGCAAATTGTGAATTGTCAGCCATTAAAACCATCTGGTATGACGATTTATTACAAGCTTCAGGCAAGATTAGTAAATGGGTAAATTTGTAGCTGAAATTGATGCTTTTAGAGAACGAACGATGCAACGTGCAGATATGTTGGTACGGAAAATCGCATCGGATACATTTAAAAAAGTTCAATCTAAAACGCCTGTCGATAGCGGGCAGTTACGTCGGAGTTGGACAGTCTCGGTGGGAGAAGCGCCATCTGTATTTAATGGTTCTAATGAAGTGATTAACAATGCAAAATTTGGTAATACGCTTTACATTGCGACGGATAAGCCTTATGCCTTGACGCTGGAATATGGTTTATACCCTAAACCAGGAGGGCGTAAAACAAACAATGGCTTTTCGATTCAGGCTCCAAAAGGCATGGTGAGGATTACTGTGCAAGAAATGGAAGCGTTATTAAAGAAAAGTAGGTGGTGATTTTAGATGAAACAAATTATTCGGTCTGTATTGCAAACACACTTAAACCAATTAGGACAATTTAATACCGCATGGGAAGGCGTTTTAAGTACGCCCAAACTACCATATCAAACGCTCCACTTAACTATTTCATCTAGCGATACAGGTGCAATCTCTGATCGGCCACATGCTGAAGAATTAGGTTTTTTGCAATTAACGTTATTTTATGAGGCAGGATTAGGCACGAAAGCCATTGAGGAGCGTGCGACAGCTATTCGACGGCATTTTTACGGTCAGTCCTTTATTAAGGATAACGTTCAAATCATCATCCATAAACCGCCACTTATTGGCGGTATTTTTTTAAACGATAATAAACTGGCGTTGCCAGTTACAATCAATTTTACCGCTTATGAACTCTAGGAGGTTATATGGCAAATGCACAAGGTGTAAAACGTAAGGTTACGTTTGCAAAAGAAACAACATTTGGAGTACGTGCTGCAAAAGGTATTGGTAAAGTGATGCCTCGCACAGAAAGCTCATTGAACTCAACCTTTGATTCATTCTCAAGTGAGGAAATTCGAGAAAATATGCAACGCTCTCCATCCATTGTTGGATTTGAAAAAGTGGAGGGCGATTTGAAAGGGGAATTGTCTGCAGGTCAATGGTCTGATTTTTTTGCAGCCGCATTGCGAGGAGCATGGACAGAAGCGAAATCGCCTGTATTAAAGAAAACTAGCACTGGGGCAGGTGAAAAACAAGGTAAATTACTCGTAATTCCTGAAACTGGCCATACAACTGATTCCTTTACGCTTGAAGACACCTTCGCAGATATTGGATTAAGTCGCATTTATACAGGTTGTCGAGTATCTAAAATTAGCCTAGATATTCAACCGAATGGTATAGCATCGATTGCGGTCACCTTTTTAGGACAAAAAGGCGAGGAGAGTCAAACTGCATATTTTACTGGTGCGCAGGAAGTGACTCAATCAGCTAAGGTTGCAGGTGTAAATGGGCAGCTGATGGTTAACAAAACCAAAGCAGCGTTAGTTACTGGTTTGAAGATGGACATTGATTTGAATGCGTCGAGTGAGGCGGTACTGGGCGCGAAATACGCACCTGACGTGTTTATTGGCACAGTGGCAATTAGCGGATCGTTTACGATGTATTTCCAAGATAAAACCATGATTGACGCAGTGCGTAGCGGCGCGAATCTTTCTCTTGCTTTAAGAATGGATGCCGAATCAGTCGACAACGGAGATTATTTAACGTTCATCTTGCCAGGCGTGAAAGCAACTTCTATTGAAATTGATGACGGTGCAAAAAACCTTATTCAAACCCTAAACTTTGATGCTTTCCCCGCGATTTATGATGCGGAAAGTACAATTGATGATGTATTAAAGAAACCAACAACACTCATCATTCAAGATTCATTAGCCTAAAGCGCGATGAAATTTAGTCATACTTTATAGAAAACAACCCCCGAAAGTTCATCACTTTCGGTTTTTTTTATTTCAATCCAATTTATAAGGAAAACACAATGGACTTTTCTAAATTAAATACTGTTAAAGCCTCTGAAAATACCTATCGCTTTGAAGTCACTCACCCGATTACCGGGGAAGGAACAGGCGCAATGATTGATGTTTATGCCTCGCAAAGTGATGTTGTACAGCGTTTTCAATCTAACGTCTTACGCAAATTACAAAAGCAAGAATTTGAAAACCAGCGCACCCGCAAACCACAATTTAAAGAACTCTCTGAATTGAAATCGGAAGCTCTTGAAAACGCCATTGTGCGCGTAGCTAGCTGGGAGAATTTAGAATGGGAAGGAACTCCTCTTGAGTTTACCCCCGCCAATGTGAAAATGCTGCTTACCCAGTGTCCTTGGTTGGCTGAACAAATTATTGAACAGTCAGAAGACTTGGGAAATTTCTTGAAGGCCTGATCGAACATCTCTACGAGTTTGCTCAGGCAGAATTTCGTCTTGATAAACGACCAGACAATTCCAAAGCGACACAACGCGAGCATCTTCAAGTTATTGAGCAACAATTAGGTATAACGCCCGAAGAGCTAAACAACCCTCCGCCCAATATTGCGGTGGGTTATTTGCTTGAGTATTTTTATGCCGTATCCTCCTCTCGACAGTGCGGAATGTCCGCTAACCCTATTACTTTTAGTGAAATATTGGCATGGTCTCAATTGACTAATACTTCATTGGCAAGATGGGAAATTGAGGTGATTAAACGACTTGATGTATTGTGGTTGAATATTCAAGCTGAATAGCTCAAGGTTTGGCTTGAGCCTTTTACTAAGGAATGAATATGAAAGAATTTACTTGGCAAGCCGACTGGAATATGAAGCGGAAAAAAAAGCCGAATGTAAATATAATTCGATTTGGTGACGGTTATGAACAGCGACAATCAGATGGCATTAATAATAACCTAAGGACTTACGATGTAGTCTTTAGTGGTTCAGAAGAAAAGATCAAGGCAATAGACATGTTCCTTGATGAATGTCGTGGGGTGACAGCCTTTTCGTGGCAACCTTACGGAGATAAAAAAGGATTGTTTACCTGTGGTGAATGGGATGAAACCAAAAAAACAGGATATAGCACGCTAACAGCAACCTTTAAGGAAGTTGTTGCATAGAGGTAAATTATGGCAGATTTCGCACAATTAGGCATAGAGTTACGTTCTATAGGGGTTGATAAAGTTAATCGTGATATTCGTTCGGTGACGGATAACGCAAAATCTACTGAGCGCTCAGTGCAATCTCTTTTAGGCGTAATGGGTAAATTAAAAGTCTTAATGACAGCTGGATTGGGAATTCAAGGCCTTGGGCAATTTATTCAAATGTCCGACAAAATGAAAACCCTTGCTGCCCAGGTGAAATTTGTCACGAATTCATTTGAAGAATATAAAGCTGTTCAAAGCCAGCTTTTCTCTATTTCGCAACGCACACGCGCTGATTTAGAGGCTACAACCACAATTTACGCTCGCTCTGCTCGAGCATTGAAAGATTATGGTTATAGCCAAGAGCGGATTCTAACTTTTACTGAAACGTTAAATAAAGCGATGGCAGTAGGTGGAGTGGGCGCACAAGAGCAGGCGAGTGCACTTTTCCAGCTTTCACAAGCATTAGGTTCAGGTCGGTTACAAGGTGACGAGTTCCGTACTATTGCTGAAAGCGCCCCCATTATTTTAGATGTTGTTGCTCAGTATATGGGGAAAACCCGTTCAGAAGTGAAACAACTTGCTTCTGAAGGTAAAATCACCTCTCAATTGTTATTTGAAGCTATTACAGGCGCAACTGAGAAAATTTCAGCAGATTTTGAAAAAATGCCTTTGACTTTTGGTCAGGCAATGACTCAATTGAAAAACCAAACACTTAAATTTGTTGATGATGTCGGTAATCGCAGTGGTATCTTTGATGGGATGGCTGCATCTGTCTCATTTTTAGCCAAAAATATTGACTATCTTTCGGTAGTGATTGGTTCGGTTCTGCTAGGACAATTAGGTAAAGCCTCTGTAGCAGGGATTAAGTCTGTATTAACTAAACGGCAAGAGGCTCTTGCGGCTTTAGAGGTTGCACAGGCTACATCTGTTCAAGCTACGGCTGAATTAAGACTAGCACAAATACAAATGCAGTCTTTACGCGCCCAATTAAGTTTAGCTCAATCAGAACAAACAAGAATGGCGCTACGTGGTCAAATGGCCGCCCAAGCCTCTCAACTTACAGTATTAATGAACGCAGAGAGAGAGGCAACAGAAAGGGCGGCGCTTGCTAAACAAAAACTATCTTTGGCTGGGCGAGCATCAAGTGGTGTTTTAAGTCTATTAGGTGGACCTATTGGACTGGTCACCACTGCGCTTACTTTGGGGGCGGGGGCATTTTATACCTGGAAACAAAATGCAGAGCAAGCCAAACAAGAAAACCTTGATTATGCGAAAAGTCTTGATGTAACAAGTGATGCTCTACAAAAATTGACCGCAAATCAGCTAGAAGCAATGAGCGCAAAATTGAAGCGTTCTATGGCAGAGCAGAAGAATCAAATCCAATCATTGATTGAAGAAAAATCAAGAATGGAGCGCGCATTATCGATTCAAACTAAAAGTATGGATGAGGGGAACCTTTGGCAAAATCAATATGCACTGAAACGCTATAATCAACTTCTTGAAGATTTAAAAATCAAGAAAGGCGAAATAGATTCAGCTAATCAGCAGTTAGCGAAGTCAGAGCGAGATTTAAAATCTATTGGTGCAGAGGAGTCAGTTCAACGCCTGAAAGAGAGCGTAGAAAAACTCTACCCTGAATTACAATTTAATAAAGACAAATTTGTTGAGTTAAAACTTTCAACAGAAGACTTTAAAGATTTGTTACCAGACGCCAATGGTAAAATCTTAGGGATGGCTGATGCATTAGCTCAGGCGGCGCAAAAAGCAAGATTGCTAATTAGCGGTGTAATTGGCGTAAAAGAAGAAACCGCAGGTATTGGCGCAGATGCTCAAAAGGTTATTGACGATCTTCGCCTTGATCGAAAAATTGCTAATGCAAAAACGCCGCAAGAAAGAGCAGCGGGAGAAACAGAAAAATATATTAAACGGCTTTCTGAGCAAGGCAAATATAATAAGTCTGAACTTGATGCAATCGAAAAAGAATATCAAGCCAATGCGTTAGCTAGAGAGAATAGATCTAGCGGGGCAAAGGGGAGTGGGAATAAAGTTGATTATGTCAAACAGTACACTGATCAAGTGACCCAACTCCAACAACGCCTAGCGGACATAAAAGCCAATCTACAAGATGGTGGAATTAGCCAATATCAAGAGTTAAAAAAACTCACAAACGATATTGCTGCCAATGGTGAAAAATATGCGCACTTTGGTGCAGAAGGGCTTGCGAATCTAAAACGCCTTGCCAGTGAAATTGACAGTGGGCAACAGCAAGTTGCAATCCGTGATTTAGGCGACAATTACAAAGAGCAGATTGAGGCTCGACAATTTGAATTGACACTTATTGGTCAAACAAGTGAAGCGGTAGATCAGTTACGTTTTAATCATCAACTAGAGCTTGAAACGGCAAAATTGCGCAAAGGCATGACGCAAGAAAATATTGCCTTACTTGAGCAGACAATTGATGAAATTAAACGCTTAAAAGAAGAACAAGCTAAACAAACCGAATTACTAAAAGGCGATCCAGTGGCAGGATTCAGAGATGGTTTCCAAAAATTCCGAAACACGGTGGAAGATGTAATGGGCAACGTATCTCAAATCACGTTAAATGCGTTTAATGGAATGTCGGATGCCTTAACTAATTTCGTATTAACTGGTAAAGGAAATTTCCGAGTCTTTGCACAATCAGTGATTAAAGATATCACTTCAATGATTGTAAAAATGATGATTTTTGCATCAATTAAGGCAGCGTTCGAAGGAACATCTTTTGGCAAAATTCTCGGGTTGTCTGGAGGTGGCTTAGTCCCTGAATCAAAATATACTGGCGGACTCGTTGGATTTGATGAAGGGGGATTTACTGGCCAAGGAGGAAAATATACGCCAGCTGGTATTGTTCACAAAGGCGAATATGTCTTTACCAAAGAAGCAGTAAGCCGTTTGGGGGTTGATTACCTGGATCAGCTCAACTATCAACGCAAGGCTAAACCACAGGGCTACGCAAACGGCGGTTCAGTGGGTGGATACGCACCAAGCACACCAATGAATGCGAATAATCGGGGCGTGAAGGTAAACATCATCAACAACGGTGAGCCAACAAACGCCAACGTAGAAACCAAAGAGACCAGTGGCGGCTTAGAAATTACTGTGGAATTAGTGCAAGCCATTGCTCGAAAAGAGGCAGGAACAATAATGCAACAAAATATGCGACCGGGTGGAATGTTCGCCTAATTTTAGGCGAATTTTCCATTTTGTGATCTTGTTCAATGTTTTTTAATTTTTTCAAAATATAATATTCCCCATAACCGTTATGTGGAGAATATTAATGAAAAAATTATTATTAACTGGGTTAGCTTGCGCATTATTGGTAGGGTGTGCTCAAGAACCGTTAAAAAAACAAACATCTTCAGGAAAACCTGAGACTGAATTTCCAAACAAAACTGTAGATCAGGTTATTAATGGAATCACTGAATATTGCAATGACAAAGGATTTGTTGTTGAAGAACAAAATAAAAACTATGTAGTTTGCGCAAAAGAAGCTGAAGGAGCTCAAGGATTCTTTACTCAGCTTGCTATAGGTAATGCCTACTCAACTACTCCACAAAATAAATTAAGATTTTCAGTATCAAAAAAAGGAAATGGTTCTAAAGTTTGGGTAAATGCTTGGAGCGAAACTCAAATGGCTATGGGGCAAGTAAATAAAATGCCTTTTGAAGGTAATAAAGCACAAAATCAAATGCAAGATATGCTTGATCTTTTATTACCTCAATATGTAAATAAGCAATAAAATAAATATAAGCCCCTTGACACCCAAGGGGCTTTTTCATTATGATTTTTATCAAGCAGATAGTTATCTGCTCAAGGTGTCGAAACCTTATATCACAAGCGGTTAGTCCGCTCCCGATAGCATAGCGGTTTTTTTATGCGTGAAATTTAGTAACCTTGTTTGTTTATTGCCATTAAACATTCATTGCGCATAATCACATCTTATCTATGCCGAGAGGGCGGAGAATAAAATACCCGAAAGGGGAATAATCCCAGCCTACTTGTGAAGGCTTTCGAACCTCTTGGCGACCCTATGAGGTCAAATCTTAATATCGAAAAATTCACAAGGAGACAGTTATGTCTAATCAAATTTCAACCCAAACAATTTCATTCAACAATCAGTCATTAATTACCGTTGAACAAAATGGCAATCACTATGTTGCTATGAAGCCAATTTGTGAAAATATTGGTCTTACATGGGAACCTCAAGTATTACGTATCAAACGTGATGAAGTTCTTTCTCAAGGTATGATCGTCATGATCATACCTACTAATGGCGGCAACCAAAATATGATCTGCTTACCAATCGAATATTTAAACGGCTGGTTATTTGGTATTGATATTAATCGTTGTAAACCAGAAATCCGTGACACATTAATCAAATACAAAAAAGAGTGTTATCAAGCGTTACATGATTATTGGTTTAATGGTAAAGCAGAGCGTAAAACCACGGTAGATGATCGCACAGGCTTACGCAATGCTGTGAATATGCTCGTGAGCAAAAAGGGATTAATTTATTCTGATGCTTATCATTTAGTCCATCAACGCTTTAATGTGGAAAGCATCGAAGATTTAACATTAGAACAGTTACCGCAAGCAGTAGAGTATGTTCACAGAATCGTGCTTGAAGGTGAGCTTATCACTGAACAGAAAAAAGATGAGCTATTCATCCGTGAATTTACAGAGCATGATCTGCAACAGCTCGTTTGGGCGTGGTTCGCTTTATTGCGTGGCACGGAACTTTGCCAAGTACTTCACCCAGCATTAAAACAAATTGGTTCGCACTATGCTGCACCGGTGCATGACATGGCTTATGAATATCGTAGCACTCTCCGTCAGGCGCAAAAAGTATTAGAGCGAATCACTGAAAAATTTGAGTGCAAACAAGGCAATAACTGGCGTGTCTTAAAATATCTTCGAGCCTACAACCCTAAAGCAACAGGATTTCAGCTAGATATCCTATAAAACACCACAAAATCCGACCGCACTTTGGGAAAGAAGAAAAACAAAGGGGAGCCTAATGCTCCCCACTTCACGATTAAACTGGCTTGTTATCGCCTTTGTTTAATCGACCAACTGTTTTTCAAATTGGTTTTGCAAGCCCCTCTCGGGTACGGGTAAGATTTTACCTTAGTTTTAGGGCTATTGCAGTACAATTTTTAATCAACTGGAAATCTTCGTCACACACAACAGGAACGATATAGGTTCTTTTATCAATCTTATATCGATCTAACCTAGATAGTGACACTGTGTAAACCATATCGCACTTTGCCCAACATTGAATATTTGCTTTGTCTGGTAGCGGATTTACAGGTAACGCATAATGATAATTTTCTAGGGGATTAGGTTCGGTTGTACTCAATGGGATAACAGTAACAAGTTCTCTGTTTCTCTTATGTCGAGCTATGACAACAACAGGGCGAACCTTTGTCATTTCTGGTGACTTGAATTGAGAAAAGTCACACATTAAAACCGATTTTTCCTTTGGTTGATATTTTAAAGTCATAAGATTTATTGATGTTTTTATTAGATCTTATATGACGCTATGACGGAGATCAACCATTAGATTTTCCTATAGAGTAGGGTTTACCTGCAACATGGAATAAACACAATAATACTAACAAATAACCGCTCTTATGGGCGGTTTTTTATTGCCTGTAAGATAGCGATGTACACGTGACAAGCGGTGCTTCCTTTCTCCACTCACTGCTTCTTACAGGCCCCTTTTTGTGGAGAAAACAGGAAGAAATATGCAAACATTAACTGCAGAATTTTTAGGTAAAGAAGTTACTTTAGTGGATAACAACGGCGTGGCTTATGTAGCAATGCGTGAGATTGTGGAAGGAATTGGGCTGGATTGGAAGGTTCAACATAGAAAACTCACCTCTCATTACCAAAAATTCAGTTGTGGTCATATCACCACAACTGGTAAAGACGGCAAAAAATATGAAATGCTTTGTATGCCAATCAAGAAATTAAATGGCTGGCTGTTTAGCATTAACCCAAACAAAGTGCGCGCCGATTTAAAAGAACGCTTGGAAAATTACCAAGAGGAATGTTTCTTGGCGTTGTGGGACTATTGGACGGAAGGTGTCGCCCGCCGTGATGAAGTCAAAAACAAGTTGGCATTGTGGCAACAAAAGAAAGCCGAATACACGCAACGAGCTGGTGAATGGGGAAAATTATTGCAGCAATGCAAATCGGAAAAGCAAGCCCTTGAGCGTGAGCTTTTACAAATTAAACAGTTAGATCTTTTCGTGAACTTATAACCGCACAATCTTTTAGAAAGTGCGGTTTTTTATTATTCCTAGGAGTTCTCATGAAAGCAATTAATTACGGCTATTCGGTGGTGATGATTTTTAACTTTACAACCACAAATTTGAGTAGTGGTATCTCCCCACGGTCTCTTGAAATAAATTTGACTAAAAGGGTTACAGAAATATTTTGCATTTAGTAACGAAAGACGTTACTATACAGACATATTAACTCAATGCGTTATCAATATGATTTCACACTTCGCCTGTAAAGATACCAAAGCTTTTTTTGAGGGAGGACGCATTCGCCGTTTTATTCCCTTTGAAAAAGTGGCGATGCGGAAGCTTCAACAGCTTAACGCGGCGGCGGATTTGAATTTTTTGAGAATCCCGCCGGGCAATCATTTAGAAATGTTATCAGGCGATAGACAGGGACAATATAGCATTCGGATTAACGATCAGTGGCGAATTTGCTTTACTTGGTTAAATGGTCATGTTGCTGATGTGGAAATTGTGGATTATCACTAAGGAAATAAGATGGCACGAGAAATCCCACTTGCTCACCCCGGTGAGATTCTTTTGGAAGAATGGTTGAATCCGTTAGGTATTAGTCAGTATGCGTTGGCCAAAGCGATTTCGGTTCCGCCGCGTCGCATTAATGAAATTGTGAAAGGAAAACGCGCAATTACGTCTGATACGGCATTGCGTTTAGCTGCCTATTTCGGTACGGACGCGCAAAGCTGGCTCAACTTGCAATCTCATTATGATATGGAGCAGACTAGAGCGATGATTAATGACGATCTTAATCATATCTTCCCTTGTCAGTTTGAGCGAACCGCTTGAGTTAGATTGACTTAAACGAATTTTACAGTAGTTATCACAAGATAGCCGAATTGTAGCGATACAGTTCGGCTTTTTTATTGGAGCAAATATGCCACAACTAATTAGCAACAAATTCAAGTTAGACCTTGCCAAGCTAGAGCAAAACGCATTAATTGAGCTATTTGAAGTGGATTTGCGAGGTTTAAAAGATGCTGACGGTATAAATGGCGAGCTCTATCGCTTTTACGTAGGCAAAAATGAAAAATCGCAATCTATCGTATGGCAAGGCAAAACATTTGAGCCATTTGCTGTAAAAGCAGATGGTTTTGAAATGTCAGGTAATGGCCCAAGTAATCGACCAACTCTCACTCTGGGAAATATTAACGGATTTATTACCGCACTTTGTAACCGCTTTGATCAATGTTTGGGTGGAATTGTCAGACGCAGATTAGTCTATATGCACTATCTTGACGCGGTGAATTTTGCAAATGGCAATAAAAAAGCAGATCCAACGCAAGAGGCATTAAGTTACTTTGTGATTGAGCAATTATCCTCATTAAATCGAGATATTGCCCAATTTACACTGGCTTTGCCATCTGAGACTGACAACGCATTAATTGGTGCAAGAATGATTACATCCACTTGTAGTTGGTTATACCGTAGCGTTGAGTGTGGCTATACAGGCGGAGCAGTCGCAGATGAAAAAGACCAGCCAACTACAGATCCTCAAAAGGATAAATGCAGCGGATTATTGACTGGATGTAAATTGCGAAACAATACGCATAACTATGGCGGATTTGTTAGCGTTGATAAGTTGGGGTAACAATGGACGGCAAATTACATAACGAAATTATTAGTTATTCAAAATCAAAAGAACCGCAAGAAAGTTGCGGTTTTATTGTTTTAGTAGGTGGTGAAAAAGTCTTTATCCCTTGCGAAAACGCATCAGAAGATAAAGAAAACCATTTTGAAATATCGCCAGAAGATTACATTGCAGCAAGTGAGAAAGGCGAGGTTTTTGCCTTAGTCCACTCACACCCACAAGGCGAGCCAAAACTATCACAAGCAGATTTACAAACACAACTTTATAGCCAGTTAGATTTTTGGTTAGTTTGTGATGAGCAAATCCATATTTTTCCGAAGATTCCATTTTTAATTGGCCGTGATTTTAAACACGGTGAAATGGATTGCTACACATTATTTAGAGATTTTTACCGCTTATCTGGTTGTAATTTACCTGATTTTGAGCGTGATGATTACTGGTGGGAAGATGGCTTTAATCTCTACCTAGATAACATGGCTAAACATGGTTTTGAGCAAGTAGAAGAACCACAAATAGGCGATGTTATTTTAATCAATATCGGGGCTGATGTACCCAATCACGCGGCAATTTATGTGGGCAATCAAATGGTACTTCATCATGCGCCAAAACGATTATCTAAGCGTGATTTATATGATGGATATTGGCTTAAACACACTCATAGTATTTGGAGATATAACGCATGGTCAACGTTAGATTTTACGGCAGCCTTAAACACTTTGGATCTGAATTTAGGCTAGATTGCCAAACTACGGCGGAGATAGTCCAAGCCTTAACGAGCCAAATTCCTAAATTGCGTCAATCCATCCAGCAAGGATTGTTTACCGTGCGAGTAGGGCGAGACTACTTTGATAATCGCTATCTTGAGCAAGGATTGAGCCACAAGCTAAAAGATGATGCAACAGTCCATTTTACACCTGTTTTAAAAGGCTCAAAACGTGGCGGATTATTTGGCGTGATTGCCGGTGTCGCAATTATTGCGGGTGCAATCGCTTTAGGCCCCCTTGGATTTGGTCTTCTTAGTAGCAATGCGGCTTGGATAGTGGGTTCTGTTGGAGCGTCTCTATTATTGGGTGGTGTTGCTCAAATGCTCACAAAAATGCCAGAAATGAAGATGGGCACTGAAAAAGAAAAGAAACAATCTACGGCATTTTCAAACCTGTCGAATATGACAGCGCAGGGAAAACCTATGCCATTGGCGTATGGGAGAATGAGAGTAGGCTCTCTCATCATATCTCAGGGTGTAGAAACGATGGATACTGAAATTTAAGGAGTTTTCAATGGGTAAAGGTGGCGGTGGTGGCGGACATACGCCAGTCGAGGCAAAAGAGAGTGGAAGAAGTAAGCAACTTGTTAAAATTGTTGAAGTAATCTCTGAGGGCGAGGTTTACGGTTTAGCCGATGGGATGAAGTCCATCTATTTTGACAAAACACCAGTACAAAACAAAGACGGCTCTTATAATTTTAAAAATGTGCAGGTAGAGGGGCGTGTAGGCGGTCAAGTACAGGATTTAATGGCTGGGTTTAACACCTCGGAAAAAGAAGTAGGTGTTGGCGCTCTAGTTAAAAAAAAATCTACCGCTTACAAGAACTGTGACGGATGCCAAAGTATCTCGATTACGCTTAACTATCGGTGTCCAATCGCTTTTTAAGCAAGAGGATAATGGCGACACAAACGGAACAACGGTAAACTTTATCATTACCATTGGCTCAAGAACTTACCCTGTGTCAATTAGTGGCAAGTATAGCTCTCAGTATTTGCAACATCATACTTTTGACAATCTGCCTAGTGTGCCATTTATCGTGAAAGTTGAACGAACTACAGACGATAGCACAATACAGCGCCTACAAAATAACACCATTTGGTCTAGCTACACTGAAATTATTGATACCGAGTTTACTTATCCAAACACCGCTTTAATGGGGGTTAAGTTTGACTCGGAGTATTTTAGCAATATCCCTACTCGTACCTATGACTTACTAGGTTTAAAAGTCAAAGTACCAAGCAACTATGACACTCGCACGCGTCAATATACTGGTATATGGGATGGCACATTTAAAATTGACTGGACGGATAATCCTGCTTGGGTGCTCTATGATGTGGTGACGAATAAACGCTATGGCTTGGGCGGAAGACTTGGTGAGTTTGGCGCGGATAAATGGGCGTTATATCAAGTCGCTCAATATTGTGACCAATTAGTGCCAGATGGTTTTGGTGGGCAAGAACCAAGATTTACTTGTAATGCTTGGTTAACCGAACAACGCTCGGCTTACCAAGTTATTAATGATATTTGCTCAATTTTCAGAGCAATGCCAGTTTGGAATGGTCAGCAACTAACCGTGGTAATGGATAGACCTGCAGATCCAGTTTGGACTTATACAAATGCCAATGTGGATGAAAACGGATTTAGTTATACATTTTCAGCCAGAAAATCCCGCCACAACGCAATACAAGTTGAATACGCAGATAAAGAGAATAGCTATGAAAAAGCCATTGAGTATGTCTCTGATGACGAATCTATCCGTAAAAACGGATTAAACGTTAAGAAAATCACGGCTTTTGGCTGTACATCAAGAGGGTAAGCGCACCGTACAGCTCTATGGTTGTTGCAAACAGAAAAACTAGAAACTAAAACCGTTACCTTTACTGTTGGCGCGGAAGGGCTAATGCATATACCTGGAGACATTATCAAAGTCGCTGATACGCACTATGCTGGTACGAATATTGGAGGTCGAGTTTTAGCTATTAATGGCACGACCGTTACATTAGATCGCGAAATTACCCTTAGCGGCAATAGTTATCTTAGCTATATCAATGCTAACGCTAAGCATCAAAATATTAAGATTATCTCAGTCAATGGTGCAGAGGTCACACTCGACCAACCGCCAGTAGGTTTGGAACTCTACGGTGTATGGTCTTTAGCTACTCAACAAGTAACAAGCCAATTATTTAAGGCGCTATCTGTAAAAGAGGAGGATAAAGGCAAGTACACCATTATGGCGTTACAACACGAGCCACAAAAAGAGGCGATTGTTGATAATGGCGCCAAGTTTGAGCCAGTAGGAACGAGCGTACTTACTACACCGCAAATTAGTAACATTGGTGTGGCAGTAAATGCAGATGGTAGCGTATCAGTTGACAGTAGCGTGACTGGCGGTAATGGCATCGTCAAATACGATATCCGCATTTACAAAGGCGGTGTGCTATATGACGTACGATTAGGGCAATCGTCTCCCAATCTTAATATAGATAGTCTCGAAAATGGGGATTATAGCGTCCTTATCCAGGTTAAAAATGATAATGGGCAGTTATTGAGTGAAAAAACTCAGACTTTTACCATCAATAAACCGCCAGCGCCAACAGGCGTAAGAACAACTGGCGGTCTGGGTAATATCACGCTTGAGTGGGATTGGGTTGATGATGCGACGGCAACAGAAATTTTTGCCAGTGAAACAGATGACATTAAAACAGCCAAACGTTTGACGAAAGTCACGGCAAGAATGTACACGCACGAAGTTGGCGCAAAACAGGTTAGATATTACTGGTTGCGACATACTCGTGGTGTGAATGTTGGCCCATTTAATCAGCAGTCAGGAATTAAAGGCGAAAGTGCGGTAGATATTGATGCCGAATTAGAGGTGCTGAATAAAAAGCTATCTAAGAACATTGTAAATGAGGTAATTGATACTGCGTTGCCAGCTCGCAACCTTGAAATGACTAAAACCGTAACAGGGTTAAACGTCAATAAATTTATAGGCTACAAGCAAGTCTATAATACGGCCGATGGAAAACTATACACTTGGAACGGAAGTAAATACATCGAAAATGGGGTTGATGTAAACGGCATACGAATCAATACAACTCAATTAGTAGGCACGTTACAAGCTAATCAGATTGGTGTAAACACAATTGGAGCTGGAGCGTTACAGGCTGGAGCTGTGCGAGCCGAACACATGGCAGCAGGGCAGGTTACTGCTGATAAAATGGCTATAGGGCTAGGTGGAAATTTATTATACAACCCTATTTTTGCTAATAATGGTTATGGTTGGAATACATTTTTTAATAATAATGCAACAGGAACCCATATAGCTCATCAACGTTCTGATACTTGGGGAAATTTATGTTATTTACCAAATGAGAATATATTTACAGGTAGTTTTAACGTTTCTAATGCTAGTATTGCTAACGGTGCTAGAGTTGGTGGTGTTTATATCAATGTACCTGTTATTGCTGGAAAATGGTATATGTTGTCTTGTTATGTTGGTTGTCATCGTGGCGTTATTCGAGTCTCACCTGAGTTTAGAACGGCTAACGGTGGTTGGGTTGGCATTAAATATAGCAAGACTTCTAACGCAGGATTTACAGGAGGACTAAAAGGAGCAGAAAGAATATATGTTCTAGCACAAGCTCCTAATGATGCAATAAGCGTTGATTTTTTTATTTCTGTTTATAAAACAGAAAATACAAGTAATCTTGCTTGGTTTGCTCAACGTCCAATGCTCGAAGAATGCACTGAACACACCCGCGAACCTAGCCCATGGCAAAACGCAGGTGTAACCGCTATTCACGGTGGGTCGATTGTTACTAACTCAATCACCACGCAACAAATGGCAGCTAATAGCATTACAGCTAATGAGATTGCAGCTGGTGCGGTTGCTGCAAGACATATTGCAGTAGGTAGTATCGGAGCGGATCATATTGCTACACGGTCATTGACTGCCGACAAGCTTAATGTGTCTCAACTCTCTGCTGTTAGCTCTAATATGGGCGATATTAACGGTGGGTCACTTAATATTAATAATAGATTTAAGGTTAGTCGAGATGGCCAAGTTGAAATGAGGGCAGCAACTGGCAAGGTCGGAATGGTTGTAAACAACGACAGTATTATTGTTTATGACGAGAGAGGTAACGTGCGAGTTAAAATAGGTAAATTATGATTAGTTTAATCTTATTTGTATCGATTGTATCGGTTGTTTTGTTATTGGTTCTGCTGAAGAGAAAACGGAGGGTAAAGGTGGCCAATCAAGGAATTGAAACTTATGACGCCTTAAACAATATAACATTCTCAACAGAGAATAGGTTATTTAAGTATATAGGTTATAAAGACTTACCGATAGGCAGGTTTAGTATAACCGCTGGAACGAATGTTGGAAACGTTGTTTTTATTCCAATTACGCTCTCGACCAACAATCAAGAGCTATCTCATCAAGTGGCTATAGCAGTTGATATGCCGTATATTTCAGAGGCGAGAGTTAGCGGGAATACTTTTACGGGGACGGTTAAATCACCTATGGATTTTCGTTATGAGGGAAACCTCAGAACTAAACCATTAATCAGAATTTTTTATGGAGTCTATTAATGTACGGATTTTCAGGCATTACAGATGTAAATGACGGCTTTTTAAGTATGTCTCTACAAAGACGAGGGCGCTCTCAATTCTCTAACAACTTCGCTAATATTGCTGTATCTGACACCGATATTATTGTTATATCTAGTTGTAATGGTGATGTAGCGCAGTTTAAGAAAAATGGCGGAAATATAGTTTTATACAGCCCAAATGCAACATACGTTGAGTATTTAATATTTAATACAAACACAGCCAAAAGCAGCGGATATGGAATAGAAACGTATGATAGCAATGGTCGAGTTGTTTTCTCATCAAACCATAAATTCCTTAGACCAATCAAAATTGTAGATACAAATTTAAACAAAGGCACTTTCACCGAAACAGTAAAAGCAGGCGGAAAATATGGAGTTATCCTTTCTAACTACGGATTCCGTATAAACATCACACCAGATTACTGTCGCAAAATAATGAGAAGTATCAGGATTGATAATCAAATCAAATTCAGCTCTATCAATCACGATGATCAAGGTGCTGGAAGAATAGGTATGACATATAACGATGATTCATTCTATGCTAATGCAATCATTGTTGACATTACATGGTATTAACAGGAGCAAATATGACAACATTCAACAAAATCTTAAACCCAATGTATTCGGTGATTGCGGCATACTCAAGACAAGAGGATGGCTCAATTAATGCTAAATATGTACTTGGTACTGGCACAGACAATGACGGGGAAGTGACAGACTTTACTCCGATCATCTCGGAATATAAATGGATTGATCCAGCCGCAGCAAAAAGCATTTTTGGTAAGCCATTAACTCAAGATGACATTGGCAAAACAACGGAGCAAATCGATTTAGATCGCATCTATGCTTACTTAAAAGAGCAAGGACAAATTGTTATCTAATCATCTAATTATTAGAGATACCGCCTACGGGCGGTTTTTTGTTGGAGGGGAAAATTAAAATAATCGATTTGGAAATGATTCGTGGAAATGACGAACTATTTAGGGAGGATAAGAATGGATGAGATTATTTTTGAGTGGATTCGTGGCGATGATGAAGTGGAAACCTTAGTTTTTATTGAAGAAAATGGAGATCCTTTGGATTTTACAGGCTGCCATTTTGATTGCGACATTGAGCCTTTAAATAAGAAGGGTGATAGGATTCATTTATCCACCGATAATCAAGGCATTATTATCAACGGGAATGAAGTCAGCCTTATCATCGCCCATGAACAAACGGAAAATGTGACGTGGAAAGAGGCAAGATTTGACCTGCAGCAAACCACGCCAGACGGAAAAATTAAAACGTGGTGTGGTGGAGAAGTGCAGTTACACCACGATATTACACGGAGAGTATGATGCAAACTATCCAAGTAAAACCCAAGCAAACTGTGCAAATCAAGGTTAAGCCTTGTGTAAAGCTGGCAAGCCTTGCACTGTTTGATAAAGCACTTTTAACAATTTACAACCAAGCTAAAGAGGACTACAAACATGGAAAAATTAGAAATTAA